TGCTGTTGGCGGTAAGTATTTCACAGACAAGGTTGATGCTCGTCTTATCGACGCAACATCATCAGTTGGTGGTAAAGCAACCTTTGCTGAAGGAACAGATAACGGTTCCAACAAAGTAACTCTAAAGGCACCAGATACTCTTGCCGCTGATCTTACTCTGATTCTTCCAACCGCAGACGGTACAAACGGTCAGATCCTTACCACAAACGGTTCAGGTCAACTCGCATTCTCGTCACCGGCTTCGTCCTCGTTCACACTAAGTGACAACCAAGGAACTCCTAATACAGATACCTTCACAACTGGCGGAACTCTGACTTTTGCTGGTTCAGCCGGTGTTAAGACAACAGTTTCAGACAACCAAGTTGCTATCGCTGCTGATATTACTGGTGCTACTGCTCTGACATCACTTGCTGATGCAGACGAATTCCTTGTTTATGATGCTTCGGCAACTGCAAACAAGAAGATTACTGCTGAAGATATTGGCGATTACATCTATGCTGCCGTTTCTGGCGACATTACAATCAGTGAATCAGGTGTTGCCTCGATTGCTGCCAACTCGGTTGCTCTTGGAACCGACACAACTGGTAACTATGTTGCTACTGTTGCTGGAACTGCAAACCAAGTTACTATCACAGGTTCAGGTTCTGAAGATGCTGGTGTAACTGTTGCTCTTACAGAAAACGTTACTCTTGTTGGTGACCTAACAGTTGGTGGTAACGACATTAAGGCAAATGGCGGAACTACTTCTATCACTCTTTCGGGTGCGGATGTTTCGGTTGCTGGTGACCTAACAGTTACTGGAAACGACATTAAGTCATCTTCTGCTACTGCTCTTACACTTGACGGTGCAAACGTTGCTGTTGCTGGCGATCTTACCGTAACTGGTAATGACATTAAGTCATCTTCTGCTACTGCCCTTACACTTGACGGTGCTAACGTTACTGTTGCTGGTGATCTAACTGTTGGTGGTAATGACATTAAGGCATCTGACGGAACTACTGCTCTTACACTTTCGGGTGCTAACGTTACTGTTGCAGGAAACCTAACAGTTTCGGGAACAACAACTACTGTTAACTCGACAACTCTAACTGTTACCGATCCTCTCGTATTCGTTGGTAACGACAACAATGCAACCGACGCAGTTGACATCGGTCTGTTCGGTATGTATGATACCAGCGGTTCGCTAGACCTTTACTCAGGTATCTTCCGCGATGCTTCGGACGGTAAGTGGAGACTCTTCAAGGATTCACAAGCTGCTCCAACCACAACTGTTAACACAGCGGCAACTGGTTACACCATTGCTACTCTTGTTGCTAACCTTGAAGGCGGAACTGTTTCGTCGCTTGCTTCAGCAATCACTGTTCCAAACGGTGGTACTGGTGCGGCAACGTTTACTGCTAACGGTGTTATGTTCGGTAATGGTACTTCTGCGCTCGGAGTTACCGCTGCGGGAACTGCGGGTCAAGTTCTTCTATCTGGTGGTTCAGGTGCTGCTCCTTCGTTCGGTAATATCGACGGTGGAACATACTAATAAATAGATAAGAATGGGGTGGGACAATCCCACCCCAACTTTGTGGAGATACATAATGGACCAAACAAAATTTATTAACTCGTATATTGCCAATCTTGCAGAACGACTGAAGGCGTTAACACTTGATAATATCATGCTGAGTACACAACTTACCATGGCAAATGAAACGGTAGCAGATCTTACGCAGAAAAATCAAATTCTGGAGCACGAAAAGAATCAACCAAAACCCAATGGGAATTATGTTGACCTTGAAGGCAGTTTGGCGTTTGGCACCTCTGAAGAGTATTCTATCGGGGAAGAGGATTTAGATGTCGACAATAGTACAGATAAAGCGTAGTGAGACTCCTGGAGCAGCACCAACTGGTGTAGATCTAGCGATTGGCGAACTCGCTGTTAATTTAGTAGACAAGAAAATTTACTCTAAAAAGACCGACGGAACAGTTGTTGGTCTCGGCGGAGTCGCAGTAAATGATGGTGGGGCGGATGCGGGGGTGACGACCATCTCTTTCGCGGACACCATCTTCGGGGATTTCGTTGTTGATACCACAACAACTCCAGGTGTCGCGGTCGTTCGCCTAAATCAAAACGCAGATTTAGATTATGGTCTTATTACCGACAATGTTTTTGAGTACAACTCGATCGATTATGGGAGCATCTGATGGCAGCAAGAGTCAAACTGAGAAGAGGTACTTCCACCCAACACAATACCTTTACGGGCGCTGAAGCGGAGATTACCATAGACACTACAAACAATACGATAAGAGTGCATGATGGTTCGACTGCTGGTGGACATGAGTTGTTAAAGAACACTCTAGCAAATATCAAGGACGGTGCCATTCTAGATGGTGGAACATATACTACCTAAATAGGGTGGATTAGGAGATAAAAATGGCAACGATTTTACAACTTAGAAGAGGAACTACCGTTCAGCACTCAACCTTTACGGGTGCTGTTGGTGAAGTCACTGTCGACACAACAAAAGATACTGTAGTTGTTCATGATGGTACCACTGCTGGTGGCAAACCTCTGGCAACTGAAGCATATGTTACTTCAGCAATTCAGACTAAAGATAACAGTGACGAAATCACAGAAGGTTCAACAAACCTCTACTTTACAACTACCAGAGCAAGAGATGCATTTAGCGCAAGCACAGGTATTAGTATTACTAGTGGCGCAATTTCATCCACCATTACTCAATATACAGATGCTCTTGCCCGTGGTGCTGTATCTGTAACTGACTCTGGTGGTGATGGTTCACTAGCATATAACAGTTCGACGGGTGTAATTACTTATACTGGTCCAAGTGCAACAGATGTTCGCGCTCATATCAGCGCTGGAACTGGTGTTACTATTACCAGCGGTCAAATTGCTATTGGTCAGGCAGTTGGGACTGCATCTAATGTTACTTTTAATGATGTCACGGTAAGCGGCAATCTAACTGTTTCTGGAACCACAACTACAGTAAATACCGAAACAATCAATCTTGCTGATAATATCATTACTTTAAATAGTAACGAAGCGGGAACTCCTTCACAAAATGCTGGTATCGAAGTCGAACGTGGTACTTCTACTAATGTTGCATTTCAGTGGAATGAAACCAGTGATGTCTGGGAATACACAGTAGATGGCACCAACTATATTCCAGTTGTTGGCACTACAGCAACGCAAACTCTTACAAACAAGACTCTAACAAGTCCTGTAATTGGTAGTATTGTTAACACTGGTACGCTGACTTTACCAACAAGCACGGATACACTGGTCGGACGTGCTACTACTGATACATTAACCAATAAAACAATCAGTGGTGCATCAAATACCCTATCGAATATCGGCAATGCTTCTCTAACAAATAGCAAAGTCACAATTGGTTCGACAGATGTAAGTCTTGGCGGAACTGTAACAACCTTTGCTGGATTGACTTCGGTCACTTCAACTGCATTCGTGGGCGCTCTCACAGGTAATGCGTCATCCGTAACTAACGGTGTCTATACTACTGATACTAGTTCAGTTACCAATACGATGCTTGCTGGTTCAATTGCTAATAATAAACTAGCAAACAGCGCAATCACTTTAGCAGGAACTGCAGTTTCTCTGGGTGGATCGTTTACCGCTACGAATATGCTTGATGCAATTAAAACCGTTGATGGTACTGGATCTGGTCTAGATGCGGATCTTCTTGACGGAAACTCAAGCGCATATTTCAGAATCAATATCTATGATGCAGCAGGAACTCTATTGAATTAATTATGACAACAGTAATCCAACTCAAAAGAAGTGAAACTTCTAATGCAGTCCCCACCGCAGGACAAATTGCAGTCGGAGAACTTGCAGTAAACTTAGCAGACGGAACATTATATTCTAAAAAAACCGACGGAAGTATTATCGAAGTCGGTGGATATAATCCAGATTTCTTTACTATTCCAGGAACAATCGATTTAGGCGATCTTGCAGGGGTAGATCCTACAGTGTATGACATGGGATCATTATAAATAGTCCGAAATAGAGGATAACAAATGACCATTTCATCCAGACAAGGACTAATTGATTACTGCCTTCGTAGACTTGGGTTTCCAGTAATTGAAATTAATGTCGACGAAGATCAAATAGAAGATCGTGTCGATGATGCACTACAGTATTTTCAAGAATACCATTTCGATGGTGTTGAAAGAACTTATCTGAAGCATCAAATCACGGGCAACACTCTCAAATTTAGTGGACTAAGTTCTCCGTCATTTGAACTCGGCGAAAAAATCGTCGGGGAAACATCAGGTGCATCTTGTTATTTACTTTCGCTTAATGGAACTACTGCCACAACTGATACGACAAAAGGCGTATTCCAAGCAGGTGAGAATGTAACTGGTCTTACTTCAGGGTTCACTCGCGCACTTGCCACGACAAACTTCTATACTCCAGGTGATGTAGATAAACAATATATTCCTATTCCAGACTCAGTAATTGGCATCATCAAGATGTTCAATTTCAATGCTCCTGGAGATGGTATGGAAAATCCAAATAACATGTTCAACTTGGTCTATCAATTTAGACTTAACGACATGTATAATCTTTTGGCAGCAGACCTTATCTACTATGCGCAAGTTAAAACAACTCTGCAAATGTATGACCAGATTTTTCCTGGACAGCGTTCGATTAGGTTCAACAGAAAAACAGATAAACTTTATATCGACGTAAATTGGAACGATACTTTCCAAGTCGGTGACCACATTATCGTCGAGTGTTATCGTATTCTAGATCCATCAGAATATACTAAAGTCTATAATGACATGTTCTTGAAAATGTATACCACTGCATTGATTAAACGTCAATGGGGTGAGAACATGAAGAAGTTCGGTGGAATCCAACTTCCAGGTGGTGTTGTTCTAAACGGTCAACAAGTCTATGACGAAGCAGTCGACGAGATTAAACAAATCGAAAACGAAATGCAACTCAAGTCGGAACTTCCTGTCGATTTTTATACAGGATAATAGATGCCTACTAACTTCTACTTTCAATCTGGAAATACATCGGGAACCACAAACGAACAACGTTTGGTGGAGGATCTTGTCATTGAAAGTTTGAAGATTTATGGTCACGATGTTTACTATCTTCCGAGAACTATTGCTAACCAAGATCCAATTTTCGGCGAAGATCCTCTATCATATTTCAGTCAATTCTATCCTCTGGAAATGTATCTAGAGAATGTAGAAGGATTTGAGGGTGAGGGCGATCTGTTCACTAAGTTCGGATTTGAGTTTAGAGCATCTGCAAGTTTTGTAGTTTCTAAGAGACGTTGGGAAGAATCAGTCGCGAATAACGCCGAGAATCTACAACTGACAACAAGACCGTCAGAAGGTGACATTCTATATTTTCCAAAGACCAAAACTTTCTTTGAAATCAAGTTTGTTGACTTTCTTAATCCGTTCTACCAACTAGGCAAGATTAACGTATTCAAACTGAAATGTGAAGTCTTCGAATATAGTTCTGAAAGATTTATTACTGGCAATCCAGAAATTGATGTTATCGACGATAAGTCACAGGACCAATATGCATACCAGTTCTTGTTGAATAGCGGATTTAATTTACTATTAAATTCTGGCGATTCGCTAATCTTGGGTGGTTACTCGGTGACTGATATTGATCCTCTGGCAAATAATGAAGATTACGACAATATTGCATATGCTGATGGAATTCTGGACTTTACGTCTATCAATCCATTCGGCGAAGTTTTAGTGAGAAAGTAAATGTTCGCAGGTAAATTTTTCTATCACTCGCATATTCGCAAAGCGATTATTGCATTTGGTACTATCTTTAACAACCTAGTTGTGCAGCGCAAGAACTCTGCTGGTGAATTTGCACAGAGTCTTCGTGTTCCATTAGCATATTCCACCAAACAAAAATTCCTTGCTCGTATTGCCTCGGTTCCTACGACGGATCCAGCAAGCACTGCAATTACACTACCAAGAATTGGGTTTGAAATCACTGGACTCAATTATAATCCGACCCGTAAGATTAACATACTTACCAAAAACGTTGCTGTTGGTGCAGGCGATGATACCAATAAATTGCGATCACAATTTACCAGCACTCCATACGATATGAATATTTCTCTTTTTATTTTTGCAAAGAACCAAGATGATGGTTTGCAAATTATTGAGCAGATCTTGCCATTCTTTAATCCAGATTTTTGTGTCACGATTAATGATATTCCAGAGATGGGAATCAAACGCGATTTGCAAATAACTCTGGAGGGTATCGATTATGAGGATCAATACGAGGGCGATTTTGCCCAAAGACAGTCTATCATTTGGACATTGAATTTCAAACTTGGATTGAATTTTTACGGTCCAGTCGAACTTCAAGGTATCATTAGAACTGCTATTGCAAATACATATGCAAATGATATAGTTGATATCAACAATGGACAAAAATATACAGTGACAACATCACCATCCGACGTAACACCTGAAATTGGTGCGTGGGACTATGTGGAGACATTCGATGAGTTCTTCGAATAACTATGAAAAACTAGATGAGATTTTTGGGACTAAGACTGAGCAAGTATCAACTGCAGTAGTTATCCCACCTGCTACCCCAATTCAAGTTCCAGTTGCGTATATACCAACGGGTGATGATATTGAGGATGATTATCAAGTCGCAAGGCAGAAACTTAATACTCTTATCGACAAAAGTCAACAAGCACTTGACGGAATGTTAAACGTTGCACTTGCCAGCGACAGTCCTCGCGCCTATGAAGTTGTCGGACAATTGATAAAAACAACTGGCGATACTGCTAAGGATCTATTGGATCTTCAGGCAAGGAAAAAGAAATTGCGCGAACAGCAACCAGCAAAGGGTAATATTGAAACCCAGAATAATATTGTGTTTGCTGGTTCAACTGCGGATCTTTTGAAAGCATTGAAAGCAGAGAAGGCAAAAATAATTGATCATGACTGAAGAAGAATCCTCGTATCACGGTAATATTAATTTAAAACCGATCGGGCATAAGCATAGTTTTACAATGGAGCAGTTGGCAGAACTCGAGTTGTGCCAAGAAGATCCCATTTATTTTATTGAGAACTATTGCCAGATCGTTACTCTCGATCACGGTCTTCAGTTATTCAAACTCTATGATTGCCAGAAGCGAAAAGTCGCTCATATTCTGAACAATCGTAAAGCGATTCTTATGGAGGGTCGTCAGCAAGGTAAGACCATCACATCCGCTGCATGTATCCTCTGGTATACGCTTTTCCAAGAAGCCAAGACTGTCGCTATTATGGCGAACAAAACCTCTGCTGCCAGAGAAGTTATGTCTCGTTACCAAGGCATGTATGAGAACTTACCACTGTGGATGCAACAAGGCGTAAAAACTTGGAACAAGGGTGACATTGAATTAGAAAATGGATCGAAGGTATTTACTTCGGCGACAACTACCAGCGGTATTCGTGGTAAGTCTGTTAACTGGTTGTATATCGACGAAGCAGCGATTATTCCAAACACTGTTGCTGAGCAGTTCTTCGCTTCAGTTTATCCTACGATTTCTGCGGGTCAAACAACTAAGATCCTTCTGACCTCAACACCTCTGGGGTATAACCACTTCTGGAAATTCTGGAACGAAGCAGAAAAGGGCGCAAATGGTTTTGTGCCTATGTTCATTCCATACACTGAAATTCCAGGGCGCGATGATGCATGGGCAGAAGAACAACTAAGACTTCTTGGTGAATTGAAATTCAATCAGGAAGTTATGTGTAACTTCCTCGGATCAAGCAATACGCTTATTAATGCTAAGACTCTTGGTAATATGAGTTCTATCGATCCCGTCTATACTAAAGATGGATTGGATATCTTCGAAGAACCTATGCCAGACCGAGCATATACGATGACGGTCGACACTGCCAGAGGTATCGGCGGAGACTACTCCACTGCAGTGGTTATCGACGTTACTACAGTGCCATATAAGATGGTTGCGAAGTATCGAGACAACAAGATTGCTCCACTACTGTTTCCTAATATTATAAATAAAGTAGCGAGAGATTATAATTCCGCACACGTATTGATTGAAGTTAATGATATTGGGCAGCAAGTCGCTGATATTTTACATAGCGACTTAGAATATGATAATATTCTTACCACTGCTCGAGATGCGAACAAACAATACCTGTCTCCTGGATTTGGCAGAACGACAACCTTTGGTGTCAAGATGTCAAAGCAGGTCAAAAGACAAGGTTGTTTTACGTTTAAGTCGTTATTAGAAGAAATGAAGTTACAAATTTTTGATGCTGATACAATCAGCGAGTTGTCAACGTTTATTGAAAAGGCAGGATCGTATCAAGCAGACGAAGGTTATCATGACGACTTAGCAATGTGCCTAGTACTGTTCGGATGGTTAACCACAAACACATACTTTAAAGATTTGACAGACATAGATATTCGTGAGAAATTATATGCAAATCAAATGAGACAAATTGAAGAAGACCTTACCCCCTTTGGTGTTATTATTAGTGGTACTGAAGAAGAAGTTTTTATTGCTGGGGGTGATTATTGGAAAGTCGATACATCGTATCGATAAACACAAAATACATGAGTTATAAATAAAAGATAAAATGAAACTGATCATTTTAACATAAGGAGAAAAACATGGCTTTTCAGTTATCGCCTGGAGTCCTAGTTACCGAGCAAGACCTTACTAATGTAGTTCCAGCAGTTTCAACATCTGCTGGTGCATTCGTTGGCAACTTCGCATGGGGACCAGCGCAAGAAATCGTTACTATTGGATCTGAAAACGAACTTGTAAGTAAGTTCGGTGGACCAAATAGCACTAATGCAGTAGACTTCTATTCTGCTGCAAACTTCCTAGCATATACTACCAACCTCAAACTCGTTCGTGCAGTCGGTTCGACCGCAAGAAACGCTGTTGGATGCGGTCAAACTGCAGTTCTCATTCCAAACCAAACCGTTTATGAAGATAGTTTCAGCGATGGTACTGAAACATATGAATTTGCTGCAAAGTATCCTGGAACAAAAGGTAACAGTCTGATTGTTTCAATCTGTGACTCAACTGGTTTCGACACATGGGATTATGCAGCGAATTTCTCTGGTGCGCCAGGAACTTCTGCCTATGCTGCTGCTAAGGGTGCATCTAAAGATGAAGTCCACGTAATCGTAGTCGATAATCTCGGGATGTTCACAGGAACTGCAGGAACAGTTCTTGAGAAGTTCCCATATTTGTCAGTTGCATCCGATGCAAAGGGCAATGACGGTGGAACACTCTACTATAAGAACGTAATCAACACACAATCAAAGTATGCTTGGTGGGGTAAACACCCAACTCAGGATGATACTGAAGACCTTTCATGGGGTGCTGCTGCCAGCGCTGGTGTATATCAACCTATCGATACTGCGGGTGAACACACTTGCACGTTCACAGGTGGTGTTGATGCTGCCCCTGCTACTGGCGATCTTGAAGATGGTTACTCGTTGTTTACAGATAAAGAACTAGTAGATATCTCTCTTGTAATTACTGGCGGACACAGTGACGCTGTTTGCCAACATGCAATTGATACACTTTCACTTGGTCGTTTAGATTGCGTTACCTTTGTTTCTCCTCCTCTTGCCGCTGTCAAGAACAACTCAGGGGATGAAGCAGATGATATCGTCACATACTTCAAAGAAGATCTAAATCGTTTCAGTTCGTATGTTGTTGCTGACTCAGGTTGGAAGCGCCAATACGATCGTTACAATGACGTGTTTGTAAACGTTCCTTTGAACGCTGACATTGCTGGTCTTTGTGCACGTACTGACAATACCAATGATCCATGGTTCTCACCTGCTGGTCTAAATCGTGGTGCGATTAAGAATGTTGTTAAACTTCTTTGGTCTCCAAACCAAACAAATCGCGACGAATTGTATAAGAATGGTATCAACCCTGTTGCAAGTCTTGCAGGAAACGGTATTGTTCTCTATGGTGACAAGACACTTCTTGCTAAACCATCGGCATTCGATCGTATCAATGTTCGTCGTCTGTTCATCGTTCTTGAGAAGGCAATCTCGACTGCTGCTAAGTTCCAGTTGTTCGAATTCAACGATGTCTTTACTCGTGCACAGTTCAAGTCGATCGTAGAACCATTCCTCCGCGATGTTCGTGGTCGCCGTGGTATCTTTGACTTCCGTGTTGTGTGTGACGAATCAAATAACACTGGCGAAGTAATTGACCGTAACGAATTCGTTGCTGACATCTTTATCAAACCAGCAAAATCGATTAACTTCATCAAATTGAATTTCGTCGCTACGAGAACTTCAATTTCGTTTGAAGAAGTCGGCGCATAACCCTATAAATAAGAAAGAAATGGAGATCTAATAATGGATATTTCACAATTTAAGGGGTTACTTGGGGCTGGTGGTGCAAGACCTAACCAATTCCGCGTACTCCTAACCTTCCCTCAATTGGTTGGTGCAAACATCGGTGAGGCATCTTTGCTTGTTACGGGTGCTGCACTTCCTGCGTCTAACGTAAACCCAACTCTACTTCAGTATCGTGGTCGTGAAGTTAAACTCGCTGGTGAGCGTGTCTTCGATCCATGGACAATTACTATTGTAAACGATACAGAATTTAAACTTCGTCGTCCATTCGAAAGATGGATGAATCTCATGAACAATCTGGTCACCAACAGAGGTGAAACTAGACCAAGCAGCTACCAAACAGAAATCACTGTGACGCATCTTGATCGCAACGATGTTCCTCTTCAAACCTATGTACTTGCAGATGCATTCCCGATTAACATGTCGGAAATTGCTCTTCAGTATGGTCAGAACGATGTCGTTGAAGAGTTTACAGTAACATTCCAGTACCAGCACTATACCACTTTTGCTGGTGGTCGTCCTGAAGAAACTCTTGCGTAATATTGAAAAGTAAAATTGAATAATGGAAATTTTTGGTTATAAAGTTGAAAAATCCAAGGCGGCACCGACGGAAAAATCGTTTGTGCCGCCAACGGACGATGGCGGTTCCGATGTCATAAAGGCAGGTGGTTATTTTGGCACCTACCTTGACTTAGACGGAACCGCCAACACCGAGGCAGAACTTATTAAAAAGTATCGCGACATTGCCTTCATGGCAGATGTCGATTCTGCCATTGATGATATCGTGAATGATTCTATTTCAAACCTCGACGATGAACGTCCAGTTGAAATCAATCTTGATAATGTCAAACTATCTGACTCTATTAAGAAAAAGATTCAACTAGAGTTTGAATCAGTTTTAGATCTATTAGAGTTTAATCTAAGAGCGCAAGACTATTATCGTCGTTGGTATATTGATGGTAGAATTTACTTTCATAAAGTAATTGATACCGCAAAACCAAAAGAAGGTATTACTGATATTCGTTTTATCGATCCTCGTAAGATTAAAAAAGTCCGAGAGATCTTTAAAGAAAAAGATGAAAAATCAGGTGTTGAGTTCATCAAGAAGATCGAAGAATACTTTGTTTATAATGAACGTGGCATTGTCCTGGATAAAGCACAAACTGCTTCTCCTGGATCTGCTGCAACAATGAGGGTTACTAGGGATGCGATTTGTTATGTTCCTTCTGGTCTAAGTGATCAGGATAAGAACATCCCATTGTCGTATCTGCATAAAGCGATCCGTCCCGCCAATCAGTTGCGCATGATGGAAAACGCTGCAGTAATCTACAGAATTTCGAGAGCACCAGAACGTCGCGTATTCTATGTTGACGTCGGTAATCTCCCAAAGATTAAAGCGGAACAATATCTTCAAGGCATTATGAATCAGTATAGAAATAAACTGGTATATGATGGTAACACTGGAGAGATTCGCGATGATAAAAAGTTTATGTCAATG